CGCCATCCACCTTTTTTCTCTGTTCTACCATTCGCATTATCTGATTGAAGCTCTGTGTCGCGGTCACATCGCAGTTGATTTTCTTTGTCCACTTCTTCCAGAGCTTCTCGATTTGCTTGTTCAGCTCCTCATCTCCAGTCTTTACCTGGAGATTGTATCCTGCTCCTACGACATTTCTCTTGTATGCTCCGATGACAGAATTTGCGATATCTGAATTTCTCTCCAGGTCTCTGGCTCTAGCTCTTACAGTATCTCTGCTTCCTCTATCTGTGTACTCCGCGGAATCATTGAGTGCTCTCCAGTGAGCATTCAGCCGGCCATAATCTCCGGCATCGTAATTTCTTAATTCTTCCAGGCTCTGTCTCCATGCTGTTCTCTCGTATCCTGCCTCTGGAGAGATGAAGCCTATCAAATTATCTAACCAGTTCCCCATCTTTACCTCCTGTCGAATACAGCGACCACTGTATTGTCAAACAAATCTCCACTGCTTCCTGCTGCGATTTCTGCTTCCAGCTCCGTTCTCATGGCTCTGAGCTCAGCTAAATCTGCACGAGTGAGCTGTCGGGAGCCGATTTTGTATGATTGTCCACCGATGAGCACTGTTCTGATTGCACTATTTACCTCTTTGAGCAATTCCTCTGTGGACATATTTCCTAATCCTTCAAGTGCCATTTTTACTCTCCTATCCATGACTCATTCTGTTGTATCCAGCTTTCTTCTGGTCTCTCGGTGTTTTCTGCCTTTTCCGGTTCTTCATCTTCTCCATCCGTCAAATGCATCATTCTGACTCCCAGAGTATCTGCTGCTGCCATCGCGTACACTTCCGCATCCAGGTAGTGGTTGTCTGCGTGGCTTGTTTTTTGTACCCATACAAGAACAGTCTTTTTTCCGTTCTTTACACTGACTTTGTGCTCTGCTGTTACCTGTTCCGCGTATTCCTCATCGCATCCCTGGTATACCATCCACGAGCCTACTCCATTTTCTCTTCTCATTCTCGCAGCAATCATGTCTTTGTATTTTCCACCATCTACAATGACGAGATTCATTCCGTATGCTTTAGAATTTGCTTTGTTTACTGTCGAAAATTTGTAATGGCTCTGCATTGGATTGCTGGCACCTTTTACCGGCAATGCCCACTCTGAATTGTTAGCGCAGAAATCGTATACATCGTCTGCATTGTATCCGGAGTCGATGAATGCAAGGTTGACCACTTGCGCCTCTCCATTCTCTTTTCTGTACTCCAGATTCATCACTCGCTCAATATCATTGAGGCTGTATGCTTGGCCATGTGCTATATTTTGACTTGTGAGATGGTTCCCCCATGCTCTGATAGTCCAGTACAGGCAATTTTCCTGCACATCGACTCCTCCTGTGAGCATTCTGGTCCATTCCGGTAGTACAAACTCCGGAACATCTGTCTGTCTTTCCATCACAAGCTCTGTGGATGTCTTCAATTTTGTATCTTCCCATGGTTCTGCGAGCCATGAGTTGACGAAGTTCTGCAGTTTTTCCGGGTCATCCTTGCTGTCCAGGAATTCCTGCGCTATTTCTGCCCATGTGAGGAACCGGCTATATAATGCATTGAGCCAGAAAGATACTTTCCTGGCTTTTCCATTTCCTTTTTTCTTGACTGTCCTCCATTCGCCCTTTCTGAGCATGTTGATTTTTTCCTTGTCGGATATCAAACATCCACATTCCTGGCAAACGTAGACCGCCTCTTTTGCTCTGTCGCTGTTCGACATTCCCTCTTGTTCTTCCGGGAATTTGATTTGCTTCCAGCGGAATACTATATGTGTTCCGCAATGTGGGCATGGTACGAAATAATTCTTCTGCTCATCCGCTTCCTCGTGGAGCTGCCACACATAATTTGTCTTGAGTGTGGGTGTCGAGCAGGTGTATATCTTTCTGCTGTATATGTATGTCCTGGTTCTCTCTTTTGCCAGGTTGTATGGAGATGCTTCCTTCTTGGTTGCTCCTCCGATTTTATCAATTTCATCAAAAAGCAGGTATTTTATTGATTTTGATGCCAGTTTTCCCGGAGAATTACTTCCTCGCAGGTAGATGTGCATTCCTCTGAATTTCAGATTCAGCTCTTTTGATGAATTTTCAAAAAATCTCTCTTTTATTTCCGGAGTCTTTGTGAGCGAAGGTTTCAATCTGTCGTTTGATGTATCCTTCGCCAGTTCATCATCCGGATATACAATCATTGTCGGTGCTGGGTCATCCATGATAATCCATCCCAGCATATTGAGCATCGCTTCGGTTCCACCGACCTGTGTGGGTTTGCAGAAATTTATCTCCTGGATGTATGGATCATTGAATGCATCCATAATTCCAATCAAGTACGGAGTGATGTCATTCGACCACCGGCCCTTGAAATTGCTCGACTCATCCAGGATTCTGTATTTTTCTGCCCACTGACTCACAGTCAGCTTTTCCGGCTTTTTCAATGTTCGCTTTATTGTGTTTACAAATAGATTCCTGGTCCTCTGTCGTGACCGCTGGCGCTCTGATGATGGCAAAATATCACTCCTTACTCGCCCTCATCCTCCTCATCGTCTTCCTCCAGTGCATTTATCACAGCGCTGCTCTCTTTGTCTATCTTGAGAGGGTCATACTCTGACAATTCGTCAAGTGCCTCGAAAATCTCTTTTTCCAGGGTTCCTATCACAGCATTGATGTCATCCTCTGACATGACAAGTGGTGCGACCTTTTGTGGTATGGACAATAGGCGATTCTTAAAATTCATGAGCATATCAGTGAGGAATTCCTCCACATCGTCTGCCTCATGCAGCTCTCTTTTGAGCCTTCTGAGCTTCAAAATTGATATTTTTTTCTTGATTTGCTCGTGCTCTGCCTGTTCCTTTTCTTTTACGAAGGTTGTACCCTGCTGCGCTTCCGCTTCTAGCTTGTAATTTATGTACTCAGGTACACATTTCTCCAGGCAGTAGTTTTTTGTCTTCTTTCCTGGAGTCAATCCCTTTTCAAAAAGTCCGAATTCTTCTCGTAATTGGCGAATTCTTCTGTCAGTAATGCCTAGGATAGCAGCCAGCTCTTTCTGATTGACATCCATTTTGATTTTCGACCTCGCTTTTCCGTCTTCCTGGTCTCTCCGATGAGGAAGGAAGTGCTAACTTTTTTTTGATTTCACAGCCGGAAATATCGGGCCTTCCTCGCCCCGAAGCCCATCTACCCCCTAGGAAGTACCTACACACTCCCTTCCGGAGTCTCGCTCCGCTCATCGACTGCTCTCTACATCGGCTCTTCCGCTTGATGTGTCCTGTGCTCCTATGAGCTCATGCATGCAAAAAGAGTGCCCATGCACTGCATTGACACTCTTTGCTCTCATTGCGCCTCTCTTCTTCTCGCTGCGCTTGCTTCGCTTTGCTCACTTTTTCATGCTGCCATTATAGCACATCTGAAAGTCCGATTGTGTCCGAAGTTTTATAAAATATTATTTTCTTGGATAAATTCTAAAATGCAGGATGAGATGTACCACATGCCATGCCTCATTCCCTCGGAGCATGCTCTGTATCTGCTCGTGTGTGTATCCCATGCAGGATATACTGAGAATATTGTCCGGGGATATTCCTTCTTCAATCACTGAGCGATACATCTCCTCCGCTGCCTCCTCGCTGACCTGCTGTAGATATGTGTATTTCGCTCTGAATGTGGCCATTGCAGGAGACTCTCCCTGCTTGCCGATATAGATACCGCTCAGCACTGTCGCTCTGCCTATTACTTGCGCCAGCGCCTTCATGCTATTTTCTGTCATTTTTTCTCAATTCCTTTTCGTAATCCTCCAGGAGCACTCGCACTTTCTTGAATGCCAGGAGCTTCTCCAGTCCTATGTTCCAATAGTCGATACATCTGCTTTTGCTCATGGATTGAGTTTTTGCAATATCTGTCCATGACATATTGTCCACATATCTCAGCTCCAGGATGTTCTTTTCGTCCGAATCCTCTGGTAAAAAATCGAGCAAATCCATTACCTTTAGCATTGCAGACGAGGCCAGTTTCCTCTCTTTCTCGATTCGCTCCTCTATTTCCTCTTGTTTTATGCAAAACTGTGCCGGCTCATCTGAGACCTTGTTTGTTTTGCTCCTCGGTACCGGAGAATAGTTGAGCGCCTTCGGGCCCAGCATTTCTGCTCTGAAATTTGCCAGTCTCTTCTGCAGAATCTTTTTGCGCTGTCTTTTCTTGTAGTACTGGCTGAGATATTCTTTG